TAGTTCATAATGCGTTTGGAAAACCATGAGAGAAAATAAAGCATTTAAATTCTCAATTCAAATACCAACATTCCTATCACACGAAAAATGTGATGAGATAGTACAGACAATAAAAGATACCGAAGTTGTTAGAGATGGTTGTGTAACTGATGGTAAAGGTGTTGAAGATGTTATTTAACATCAATAGGGAAGATGCGGAAGTATCTGATTTATGTCCATCATTTGATTATGATGAGTGTACCTTATATAATTTACAATATGAGATAGACTACTTTAATTCAATAATTAAGTGGGATGATATGTGGGATTTACCTAAAGCAAAAATCAGATTAGACAATGGTTGGAAGTTTGTAGTATTTAATCCACAACAAATGATACAAGGTTGGGGTTGGTTAAATACAGAAACAAAGGAAATATGTAACATCTATGTAAATCCTAAATATAGAAATAAAGGTATAGGTGGTGAGATTGTTAATTCACTACATAGATATTGCCAAGATTGGGATTCTTGGTGGGCACAATCAGATAGTTGGAATAAATCAGCACAGAAGATGTTCCTAAATAGTAACTATAATGTAAAAATATGATATTTATATATGAATAAAAGTATCATTAGGAGAAGTTAATGAGTATAGTAAATTATACACAAAAATCAGATGTAAACGCTAAAGTAAAAGAAATTAGTGATTACATAACAGGTAGTGCAGGAGATTGGCCAAATCATAGTTATTCAGCATTTATTGGTGCATATGATTTTACTATTGAGAGTGGTAGTAATGATACAAAAATATTTGAGTTTAATACAAATCCAAGTGTACAGATACCTTTATCAGTACAAGGTTCGGATTTCTTTGATAGAATTGCACAATATGCTGTTACACAAAGTTATAGTAGTGTAAATATTTATGGTTCTACTTGGGCAGATATGCAAAATCCAAGACAAACTAAACTTTCAAGTATATCCGCAAGTTTCGCTAATCATAACATAAGTTCTTCTTTTGTTTATGATAGTTCAGCACCATATGTTAATTCTCGGGTAGAGGCATCTTCAAGTAAATTTCATCTTTTCGTTGATACACCAAATGGTTACGGAGCAGATGATACATTATATACAATGGCTACTGGTTCTATGGATAAAACTAAATTTAGAACTATACTTCAGAGTGCAAATGTTGGTGAGACATTTATAGATGGTTTTACTTCATCATCAATTGCAGCTAATCGTGGAGTAGGAACTTGGCCAGATTTTGTTTTAAAATCTAAAACTGAAGATGGTTCATTATTAGTTAGTCCATTCAATATAAGTTTTAACTCATATATAACTAATGCAGAACAAAGAAATATATACTCATCTACCTATACAGATGCGGATGGAGTTGAACAAACTTGGGAATCAAATTCGGATTATAAAGAGCGCGTTCACACCAGTATGACATATTGGTATGATATCGAGACGAGTACTGGTATATCTACTTATCCAGAAAAATTTATTCCATCTTCTGGTAGTTTAGATGGTAATGGAAATAAATACTTAGGGACTGGTAGAGCATATATATTATTGGTAGAGCATACATATTATTTACACCACAACATACAGAAGTATTGTGTTCTTATTATAGTCCACAATACATACAAATAAATCCACCTACAGGTGTAAGTTCATCTATAGATAATGATTGGTATAAGTGGAAACTGGTTGCAAATAGAGGTACTACAACACCGAGTGGAAGTTTAATTCGTATGTATGATGGTAGTACTAAACAAATACAAGATGTAGAAGTTGGTGATGTGGTTAAATCATATCAACCAGTTGGAATGAGTTTAAGTGACCACGATTTTGCAGCATATTCATCAACAGATTTAACCAATAGTGTTTCGAGTGGTTCAGTTGTACTTGAGGTATCTTCTAATGTACAACCAGAACATTATATAATAAATGATACTTATAAGTTTGGTTGGATGGGGATGATATTTGTAAAACGAGCAAATGAGTATAAATTCCTTAGAGCATTTGAAATTGAAGTTGGTGATGAACTAATGGATAAGGATGGTAACCTTATTGAAGTAACATCAACAGTCGAAGTAACTACCGATGAAACTTTCTATTCATTAGATGTAGAGGATATTGATACTTATTTTTCAAGTGATATATTAGTTCATAACTTACCACCAAAAGGTGGTGGTGGTGCATAACTTACCACCAAAAGGACCTTAAAGAGTAAGTATGAAAAAAAATAATGGTTTTAAGTATTATATTGAAAAGGAAAACTTTCTAAGTGATTCAGAAATAGATTTTATTAAAAATAAAAGTTTTGGTGAATCTCAACACACAATCAATACCAATGGTAGTAGAGCTGAACTTGTTGGTTTGAGTGGTAGTGAGGTTAGAGATTACAGAAAAGCAACAGAGTTCCAAATAGAAAGTAGTAAAATTACTGATAAAATATTAAATCTCACTAAGGTTGCTAATAAACTACATTTCAATTACGATATTGATTGGGATTCTTACGAGAATTTTAAACTATTAAAATATGTAAAGGGTGATGGGTATGGATGGCATCCAGATTTTGGTAAAGGTGATGAATCAACGAGAAAATTAAGTGTTATAGTTCAATTATCAGATNGTGATGANTATGATGGTGGAGATTTAGAGTTTGCATTAACAACCAAAGATAGTGATAGTTTTGTTAAGGGTACAAGAAAAAANGGNAGTGTAATTATTTTTAATCCATTAGTAATACANAGAATTACACCATTACTTTCTGGCTCAAGATATTCCATCGTTGGTTGGTTACACGGAGATACTTTTAGGTGAAAGAAAACAATGATTTTAAATGGTTTATACATTTATCATTTCTTAGTGTAGAACAATGTAATGATTTAGTAAAAAAAGTTAAGGGTGAAGATAGTTGGGTTCAAGGTGGAACATATAATCCACAAGAAGAAGAGCCTACAAAAGTTAATCTATCTCACCATCGTGATTGTAATGAAATATATTTATTACCAGAATTAAATAGTAATATAAAGAATGATTATAGTTGGTTGGTAGATAAACTAAATACTATAGTAAAGATTACAAATGATAGGGTTTGGAAATTCGATATTGAACGAAATCAAGGGGATTTTAGAACTATTGAATATCAAAAGGGAGACCATTTCAATTGGCATTCGGGTACAGATGCTGGAATACTATCATTAAACAAAATAGCTTGCTTGATTCAAATATCCGACCCAAAAGATTTTGATGGTGGTGATTTACATTTTGCATTTAGTAATGAAAAAGAAGATTTTTTTAAATGTCCATATAAACAAGGATATTTATTTATGTTCCCATCGTTTACGAACCATATGGTTACACCACTTAAAAGTGGAGAAAGATTTATAATGAGAGAAACCTACATAGGAGAACCACTAAGATGAAAAAGAATGAAAACTTTCAATGGTATATGACAAAACCAAACTTCTTTACACCAGAAGAATGTGATGAGTTTATTGAAAGGGTTAAAAGTACGGAAAAGGGTGAAACAGGTTGTATAGAACCACATATGGGTTCAGACCATAATTTAGAATTTAGAAGTGTTAAAGAATGGTATTTACATAAAGATATGAGAGATTATGCAAAGGGTGATTATTCAGACATACAACAGAAATTATTTTTATCTGCAAAAGTAATGAATCAGTTATCTTGGAACTTTAATATTCAAGAAGTAGAAAACAATATAAAAATGATTCAGTATAATGGAGAGACTGAAGATTTTTATACTTGGCATTCAGATTTTAATGCAGGCCAAAGTTCTCTAAGAAAGTTAGCGTGTATTGTACAATTAACAGACCCAAGTGAATATGAGGGTGGTAAAACACAATTTGCTATACAAGACCCACATTCTATGGAGTATTATACAATTCCACAAGAAAAGGGAACTTTAATTGTATTCTCACCAATATTTTTTCATAGAGTAACTCCAGTTACAAAGGGAATACGACATTGTATTCAAGAATTTATAATAGGTGATACCTTTGTATAAACCAATAGAACAGAACTTTACACCTAATCCAAATTTTAGATGGTGGGTGGATAGAAAAAACTTTATTACTCAAGAAGAGTGTGATGAGTTTATAACGCGAATTGATAAAGATTGTGTGAAGAAACAAAAGGATGTTTACTATGGTGCAGATTCTAATCCTAAGTATAAAAAAGACCCTGCAGTTTGTAACTTAAATGTTGCACTCTATACGGATGAGGAAATATTAACAAAATATTGGAACGCATTTAAACTAGCAAATCAACTTTATTATAAATTTGATATCGGTGGGATTCATAGAAATGAATATACTGGTCATAAATATGAAGTTGGAGATTGGTACACACCACACGCAGATTTTCATCCATCAGATGATTTTAGTATAGTTAAAATGACTGCAGTATTATTTTTAAATAATGAATATGAGGGTGGAGATTTTATATTATTTGATGATACTATAATTGAACCAGAACCAGGTAGATTGATTATATTTCCATCATTTGCAGGACACCAAGTTACACCAGTCACTAAAGGTGTAAGGTACACAAGTGTTTGTTGGGTTGCAGGAAACACTTTTAAATAAATTAAATTTTAGAGATTATATTCTCTATTTATATATATCAAAAGGTTATTATGGCAAAAACAAAATCGTTATTCGACCACATAAAACAAATTACTAATGTTCAAAATACTATGTATTGGGACTCCTTATCAGATGCTGATAAAAAAACTTGGAGTAACTATATGGTACATAGATTTCTTAGTATGAAATCTGAATGGTTAGAGGTTGTAAATGAAATACAAAAGTATTGGGAATTAAAACCAAAGAATTTGTATCAGTTTTATGTTGACATAATACCAAGAGGTAGAACATTTCTTAGATATACAAAATCAAAGAAGAAATCAAAAGTTGAAAAATGGGCTATGGAACATTTAGTGGATTACTTTGAATGTAGTACACGAGAGGTTGAACAACATTTGGAAATATTAACAAAAGAACAGGTTACATCAATCATAATGAAATATGGTGTATCAGACAAAGAACTTAAAAACATATGGAGCAAGTAATGGCAGAACAAGGTTATAAAAAAGAAGAACAATTCGCAATGTCAGAGATGGAGTGGGGTGTAAATTCATATACGAACACTACATACATGAATTTTGAATTTGACATTGATAGTTTATATAGTACAATAGTTAAATTGGATTACCTACAGAGGGTAAATCCACACTTAGATGCGATAAATCTTAATATCGCTTCTTATGGTGGAGATGTTTATGCTATGTTGGGGTTGGTTGATTATATTCAAAACATGGATGTTAAGGTTAATACACATTGTGTTGGAACTTGTATGAGTGCTGCAGCAGTATTATTAGCTTGTGGTACAGGAACTCGAACAATGACAAACCACTCGACTGTGATGGTACATGAGGGTTCTGCAGTAGAGGTTGGTAAATCTACTGATGTTATGAGAGGTGTTGACCATTTAAAAGTATTAGCAAAAGATATTAATCAGTTACTCGCGGAAGTAACTAACAAGGATGTAAAGTTTTGGAAGAGAATGAATAGAAACGATACATACTTAGATGCCAAACAATGTTTAGAGTATGGTATCATCGATAAAATTATTTAAAAAAGTACTTGACTTGTATGGCAAAAATGTCGTATATTCAAGTATGAAATCGGAGTAAAATATGAGTGAAACATACATAAAAGAATCAAGTACAAAAAAAGAAGTAAATTCTTATTTAACAGGCAACCACGGCGACATTGTAACACTAATGGAACAAGAATGGCCACAGATGACTGAAGAATTTAAAAGATTACAAAGAGAACAATACATATTGTTCTGTCACAAGCAACACGATTACGGCCCAGGCAACATAAGTGTCGGAACACAATTACAAACAGAAGAAGATATAAAACTATCTCTTACAGGATTGTTCTTCAGAATTAATGACAAAATCCAAAGAGTAAAGACCTTGTTGATTGGTGG